ATTTTGTTGTAATTGAAGCTTATGCATCAATGAATCCAGAAACTTACACAGATGCCTATAGTGATATTTTCCTTAAAAAATATTGTACAGCTTTGATGAAAAAACAATGGGGTATGAATCTTATAAAATTTGAGGGGGTTCAATTGCCTGGGGGTGTTACTTTAAATGGAAGACAACTATATGATGATGCAGTTACAGAACTTGAAAAATTAGAAGTTGAAGGAAGGCTAGAGTATCAGCTACCCGATGACTTCTACATGGGTTAGAGGATATAAATGGCAACCAATCATTATTTCAATCACTATGGAACAGATACACCAGATCAAAAATTAGTTGAAAATATCGTAATTGAATCAATTAAATCTTTTGGTATTGATGTTCACTATATGCCTAGAACTGAAGTTAATACAGATTCTATCTACGGAGAAGATCGTATTTCTAAGTTTGAAGACGCTCGTATGGTAGAAGTGTACATTAAGAGTATAGATGGATTTGAGGGAGATGGTACATTTGTAAGTAACTTTGGACTAGAAGTAAGAGATCAAATTACTTTTACAATTGCTCGTAGAAGATTTCAAGAATTAAATTTTGAAACTGGTAATAGAGATAAAGAACCACTAGAAGGTGACCTTATTTTCTTTCCTTTGTCTGATTCCCTTTTTGAGATTAAACACGTGCAAGATACGAATGTTTTCTATCAAATGGGCGGACTGCAGACTTTTGATTTGGTTTGTGAACTCTTTGAATATGCCGATGAAGCAATTGATACTGGTATTGAAGAACTGGATAAGATAGAAAGAGAAGAATCCTTCTCAATAAAATTCACTCTCGGTACTGGAGCTGGTACATTTACAGTTGGTGAACAAGTATATCAAGGTTCTACTGGATATGCAAATTCTTCAATTAAAGGAGAAGTTTTTGATTGGAATTCTAGTACAAGTCTCCTTACAGTTGGAAATATTATTGGGACTTTTGATGAAGATTATCAAATGTATCAATATCCGTATTCTATAACATTAGAAGATGACACTACACTTCTTTTAGAAGATGGATCAATAATTACCCCCAATTCTTCAACTGAGGGTAAACCATATTTTGAAGATGGTGCATCTTATGCCACAACATCTTTTGATGATAAGGAAATACCTAATGATACTTACGCAAATAATGTTGGAATTGAAACTGTTGCGGATGGTATTCTGGATTTTTCAGAAGGAAATCCATTTAGTGAAGGAACAGGGTACTAATGTTAGGATCTACCTTTTATCATCAAACTATAAGAAAATATGTAGCAGTGTTTGGAACTCTTTTCAATGATATTAATATTGAAAGGAAGAATTCAAGTGGTACTGTTGTTGAAAAATTAAAAGTTCCTCTTGCATACGGGCCCAAACAAAAGTGGTTACTTGCTGTTCAAGATACTACTGCAGATAGAAAAGTTGCAGCGACGAGAACACCAAGAATGGGGTTTGCTATGACAGGAGTTACTTATGACTCTGCTAGGAAATTAAGTACGATTGGTAGAAATATTGCAGCCAACACTTCTTCTACTTCTACCAATATGAATACAATGTACAATCCTGTTCCTTATAATTTTGATTTTGAATTATTCATACTTGTCAAGAATGCTGAAGATGGAACACAAATTTTAGAACAAGTACTTCCTTACTTTACACCAGAATTTACTGTTACTGTTAATACAATTCCAGATATGAACATTAAGGCAGATGTTCCTATTCTACTAAATTCTTCTAGTGTAGCTGATGAGTATGAGGGTGATTTATCAACAAGAAGAACTATTACTTGGACTCTTTCATTTACACTTAAAGGGTTTATCTATCCAAATATTTCATCTGGTCAAGTTATTAAAACAATTGAAGTTAATTTCCGAATTCCGGGCGAGGATACAGAAATTGAACTTCCAGAATTTATCATACATGAAGATAGTACACCAGATACCAGAAACTATATACTAGTAGATGGAACAAATGAAGTTATTTTTACATTACTAGAAGATGGTCGTAGACTTGTTTTAGAGGATGGTGAACAATATTTTGTATTACAAGAAGATAGTGATAATACATACAGAACATATAATAGAGCAAGAATAGTAAACGAAAGTACTTCTGATGGTGTCGCAGACGCTACAATTAAATCTCGTTACACAGTCGTTCCTGCACCCCTTTCTGCAACAGCAGACTCCGATTATGGTTTCTCAGAAACTTTTGAATTTTTCGATGAAGGTAAATATAATGATCCAACTGATGGTGGAGATATAGCAACATGAAGGATGTGATGCCTATGAATGTAGATGATCACTTAGATGAAATGTTAGGTATTGTAAACAAACCTAAGAAAGAAGTTATAAAGGCAGAACGAATAGTTCCTACTATCTCAGCTGATGATAGTGATACTGATTTTCAGTATGTAAGAGAAAATCTTTACAATCTCATAGAACGAGGACAAGATGGTTTGGAGGAAATGCTTGAAATTGCCAAAAGCTCTGAACATCCTCGTGCGATGGAAGTTTTTGGACAGTTGATTGGAAAACTTACTGAAACAAATAAAGAATTGCTAAATTTACATAAAACAAAAAAAGATATCTCACAGGAAACTACCGGCCCTAAAAATGTTTCCAATAATCTTTTTGTGGGTTCAACTGCAGAATTACAAAAATTTCTTAAAACAGGGAAAACAATAAAAGAAACTGAATAAAGAAAGTTATAATGTCCAAATCTTATCTTGGAAACCCTAATCTAAAAGGTGTAGGTGTCAGCGTAGATTGGACACCAGAAGCAGTTGAAGATTACAAGAAGTGTATGGAATCCCCGCTATACTTCATTAAAAAATATGTTCAAATTGTAAATGTTGATCGTGGTCTAGTTCCATTTGATATGTGGGATTTTCAAGAAGACATGATAAACAATTTTCATAATGAAAGATTTGTAATCTGTAAGATGCCCAGACAGACGGGCAAATCCACTACCATCATATCCTATCTACTACATTACGTTCTATTTAATCCAGAAGTTAACGTGGCAATACTCGCAAACAAGGGTGCTGTTGCTAGAGAACTTTTGTCACGATTACAGTTGGCATACGAACATCTACCAAAATTTCTTCAGCAGGGTGTGACAGTTTGGAATAAGGGAAACATAGAACTGGAAAATGGCTCGAAGATTCTGGCGTCTGCTACTTCAGGTTCAGCAGTTCGAGGGTCTTCTTTTAACATCATTTTTCTTGATGAATTTGCTCACGTGCCAAACACTATCGCTGAATCATTTTTTACCTCTGTTTATCCTACCATATCTTCTGGTGAAACCACTAAAGTTTTTATTGTTTCTACTCCATTGGGTATGAATCTATTCTATAAAATGTGGATAGATGCTGAAGAAAAACGTAACAGTTATATTCCAATAGAAGTTCATTATACTCAAGTGCCGGGGAGAGATGACAAGTGGAGACAAGAGACAATTAAAAATACTTCAGAACAACAATTCAATCAAGAATTTCTTTGTGAATTTTTAGGATCTACTCGTACTCTCATAGATGCATCAAAATTAAGATCAATGGTATTTAAGAAACCAATATTTACACAAAATGGAATTGATGTTTATGAAGATCCAATTAAAAAGGCCACATACTGTATGATTGTGGATACTGCTCAAGGTAAAGGCCAGGACTTTTCTGCATTCTCTGTTTTCGATGTTTCACAGATACCATATCGTCAAGTTGCAAAATATAGAGATAATCAAATTTCACCTATGTTATATCCAAACATTATATACCAAGTAGGAATGCGATATAACACTGCCTTTATTTTATTAGAAATTAATGATATGGGATCTCAAGTAGCAGAAACTTTACATTATGATCTTGAGTATGAAAATGTTATGATAACTTCTATGAAGGGTAGAGCTGGACAACAAATTGGGGGTGGATTTTCAAAGAATATTCAACTTGGAATACGAACCAGTAAACAACTCAAGAGAATAGGGTGTGCGACTCTAAAGGAAATGATTGAAACAGATAAGTTAATTGTTCCAGACTTTGAGACTATTGCTGAATTGACAACCTTTGCATCTAAAAATAATTCTTATGAAGCAGAAGAAGGAACACACGATGACCTTGCAATGACACTAGTAATCTTTGCTTGGTTAGTTCAACAAAGATATTTTAAGGATATAACAGACCTTGATCTCAGACAAAAAATGTATGAAGACTTTGAAGAACAATTTGAACAGGATATGCTTCCTTTTGGTATCATTGATGACGGCCGAGAAGAAGACACATATACTGACAATACTGGTCAAGTTTGGGAAGTGGAGCCCTCAGTAAGAAATTATCTTTAAACATCTGTTCCAAACCCAAAATCTGCGTCAGGTTCTTCTTTGTCTTGTCTTATATCTTGAAGTAATTTTTTAGTATCTGGATGTACTCTTGTAGAGTTGTAATCTAATCTAGATTCAGATTTTGTACACACTATTAGATGTTCTGGATTTACACAAGAATTTTGTCCACAAATTTGATGTACAATGTTCCCTAAAGGGATTTCTCCCTTATGATGTAGATAAGAAAATCTATGTGCAGGTATAGATTTTCCTTGATATGAAAACATTCCATATCCCTGTTGTGTTTTTGAAGCCTTCCATGTCCAACAGCCACTTCCTGTGTTTTTATCTATCTTTGTTAAAAAGCGTTCAATTTCTTTCATGTTACCTCCGCGTAATCATATAAGTATTTATATCTCAGTAAATACCAAAATACAGAGTTTGAGGTTTTTATAAATAATCTATAGTAAGATAACTTTGTATTAATTAACTAAATTAGGAGAGATGGCATGCCTTTTCAAGTATCCCCCGGCGTAAACACATCTGAAATTGACTTAACAACTATCGTGCCCGGCATTTCTTCAATCGATGCTGGATTTGCAGGATGCTTCAGATGGGGCCCAGTCAATGATGTAACTTTGATTGATTCAGAAGATTTATTGGTGGAAACATTTCAATCTCCTGACGCAAACACATACATTTCATTTTTAACAGCAGCAAACTTTTTAACGTATTCAAGTGCACTTCATGTTGTAAGGACTTCAAACACAGCAATGAAGAACGCTTCCGCAAGTGGAACTGTTGTTTTAATTTCAAACACATCACACTATCAATCAACATATTCAGAACAAGAAGGAACACCAGTAACAGCTCAAGGTGATTGGTGTGCTAAGTGGGGTGGAGATTTAGGAAACAGTCTTAAAGTTTCTCTTTGTGGCCCAACACGAGCTAACCTCGCATCTGGAAATACAGTAGTTGCTGGAAACTCAGATGTTACTTTGACAGGAACATACGCAGTTCATGCAACAGACAAATCCTTTACAGGATCAAGTTCATTAGCTGGTACTGAACTTAGAGTCGGAGATGTAATTGCTGTTAGTAGTAATGTTTTTGTGATTGCTACAATTACAAGTAATACTGCAGGAACTGTAGATAGAGATCCAACAACAGGTGCTATTAGTGCAGCTACAACTGTACGTTACAAGAGATCACCATATGCAGAACC